ATGAATGAAGAATATAATACTTTAAGAGCAGAGGTATTGCAAAAAATTGAATTGCATAATAAATTGATTATGTTTGCAATTACAACCACCGTTGCTATTTTAGCTTTTGCATTTTCCCAAAACAATGCTTATCTTTTCCTTTTACCTTTTTGTGTTATAATACCAGTATCATTAAGAGTAATTTATTACAGATCGGCAATGGTCAAAATCTCTGCATATATTGCTGTATTTATTGAACCTAAAAACAAGAACTATAATTGGGAAACAAGAAACCATAAATTAAACATCTCAATTAATAATAATATTACAAAGGCTTTGAGAAGTAATATTAACTATGATTGTTTGATACTATCAATTTCTTGTTACATATTGTTTGTAGTAAGATTTTTAAATATGACTTCTAAAATAAATTTTGATTTTTGGATAGCTGTAATCAGCCCGATATTATTAGTTATTATAGAATTGATTTTATCAATTAAAGGAAACAAATTATATAAAACAAAACAATATTGGATTGATAAATGGAAAATAATGCATGATAAAGAATGTATGGAAAATGAAATAGATAATTTATCGGTGAAGTCTTTATAGGAATTGTAATAAAATTCATATAATATTTTTTAATAAATATTAGTTGCAAAAAGTTTTAATGAGCGTTACAATGCGGGTGAGGTGATGATATGAACGGTGTAATTTATGCAAGATATTCAAGCGAAAATCAGCGAGAAGAGTCTATTGACGGTCAGTTGAGAGAATGTACTGCTTTTGCACAGCATAACGATATTCAAATAGTCGGTGAATATATCGACCGTGCTTTTTCTGCTAAAACTGATAATCGTCCTTCGTTTCAGAAAATGATTAAGGATAGTGCGAAAGGTGAATTTGATGTTATCATTGTTTGGAAATTAGACCGTTTTGCCCGTAATCGTTATGATTCTGCTCATTATAAAAACATACTCAAAAAGAACGGTGTTAAAGTTGTATCTGCAACTGAAGCAATAAGCAGTGGTGCAGAAGGTATCATTCTTGAATCTGTGCTTGAAGGTATGGCTGAATATTACTCTGCGGAGCTTGCCGAAAAAGTAAGTCGTGGAATGAAAGAAAATGCTTTGAAATGTAAGTATAATGGTGGAAGTGTCCCACTTGGTTATTATATAGATGAAAGCAAGCATTTTCAAATTGATTCGAGTGTTGCACCATTTGTTGTTGAGTGTTTTGAGCATTATGCAGACGGCATGACAATGAAACAGCTCCGTGATGAGCTGAATATGAAAGGTGTAAAAAACAGCAGAGGTGGTAAGCTTTCTATTGATGTTATTTCTCGAATGTTAACTAACAGAAAATATCTTGGTGAATATACTTTTCAGGATATTACCATCAAAGACGGAATACCTGCTATTGTCTCTACATCACTTTTTGAAAAAGTACAGGACCGACTTACTAAAACGAAAAAAGCACCCTCAAGCCATAAGGCTGATGATGACTATATCTTAACTACTAAATTATTTTGCGGTAAATGCAAATCCTTTATGGTTGGTGAAAGCGGGACAAATGCTCAAGGTAAAAAATATCGTTACTATAAATGTGTTAATCACAAAAAGCATCAAGGCTGCGATATGAAATCAATCAGAAAAGATTTGATTGAGAATATGACAATTAAATATATACGGGAATTTCTGAATGATGAAGATTTAATCAACACTCTTATTGATTTAGCATACGATGCTCAACACAAAGAAAATGAACAGTTACCTCTTTTAAGAAAACAGCTCGCTCAAACAGAAAAAGGTATAAAAAATATTGTAGATGCGATTGAGCAAGGTATCAGCACAAAATCGACAAGAGAAAGATTGCTTGATTTAGAACAACGCAAAAATGATATTGAAATGTCCATTTCAAAAGAGTCAATAGAAAATCCAATGCTTACTAAAAAGCAATTCAAATTTTGGTTTGACCAATTGAAAAAATTAGATATTTCAAAAAGTGAGCAAAGACAAAAGCTTGTTGATTTGTTTGTAAACAGCATAATTATTTATGATGACCATATCAAATTCTTCTTTAATTACAAAGAACATACAGAAACCATAACTTTTGATGAATTAAATAATTGTTCGGATTTACCCGACTCACCTCGACCATAAAAAAGAGATACCAGATGAAAGGTATCTTTTTTTTATTTATTAGTATGTACAAGACTTGAACTTGCGGCAGGCTTCTCCGAATTCGACGAGCAAAAGCGAAGTGCGAATTTGGGAGAAACAGTCCGGTGGACTGTTTCGTAGAAGGCTAGTTCAGTTCTGTGTCACCTCGACCATAAAAAAGAGATACCAGATGAAAGGTATCTCTTTTTATTTATCAGTATGAACAAGACTTGAACTTGCGGCAGGCTTCTCCGAATTCGACGAGTCTTGCGAATGCTTTGAAACAAGAATTGCATTTGACAGGTGAATTTTAAACTAAAACAAAAACGCCCTCGGCTGAGTAACCAAGGGCGTTTTGATTGAGATACGTAGTTTTTGGCATCGGACTACGTAACATTATAATATCATTTGTATTATGTTTTGTCAATGTTTTATTAATTACAAAAGAAGAACTTGAACTGATGTTCAATATTTAGGAGGAAAATTTATACTTCCATTTATTCTATACTTCAACACTTCAACGAAAAATATTCAAAAATTCAAAAAACTCGTTAGAAAAAGTTTATGCATTTTGGTAAAACTCCCTTGAAAAAGTTTAGACTTATTATACAATAAAAGTGTATAAAGCAATAATATAAAGGGTGATGGACTTGCTAAAAAATAAGACCTTAGGAAGTTTTTTACTTTCTAAGGTCAAATGGTCGAGGTGACAGGACTTGAAAAGCTGAAACCCCTTTATTTAAAAGGAAAAATCGAACATGAAAACTCAAAAGGTTGCATTTGGGTTGCAATGTTTTCAAATTGCAATGCCTTGCGTAGACAAATACTCTTGCGTCTTATCGATATATGTGTCCTCGTATTCGCTGAAAACATCACAATAGGTGTTCAGGGTTATGGTAATATCCGAGTGACCTAATCTATACTGCAATACCTTTGCCGGCATACCACTTTCGATACTGCGTGTAGCATATGTGTGCCTGAGTTGGTGCTGATTACATTTCTTAACATTATCAGCAATGTTATAACGCTCAATGAGTCTTTTATAATATGAATTAACCTGATTCGTGCTAATCATGTTACCGTTTTTGGTAAAGAGTAAATTATATTCATTTACTGCAAAATAATTGTCTGTATAACTTTTCAGCAGTGCCATAACAGATTTATCAACCTTAATTCTTCTTAGCCCGGCATAGGTCTTTGTTTTATTGTTGAGCGTTGTTTTATACTCAGCGTCTCTTGTCATGGTCCTTGTGACTTCAATAAGCGAATTATTAAAATAAATTGAGGGAGGGGATAGGGCGCAAATTTCACCCATTCTCATACCGGTGAAAAGTTCCAAAAGTAACATAGTCCTATAAGGCTCTTTGTTATCTTCATTGACAGCGTTGATAAATTTCTTTTGCTGTTGAATAGTCAAGGCTCTGATTTTCTTAGTCATTATGGTAGATTTAGGCGTTTTTATTTCGTCAAGAGGGTTTTTGCTGATAATATCCATTGAAATAGCTTTTTTGAAAGTACGGTTACACATTGAATATATTTTGCCTATAACCGAATTAGAATAATGCACTTGCTTTGCAAGAAACTGATTGAGCATAACCTCATTAATTTTTTGAATCGGAATTAAAGCTATAGGGTCATTCTCAATTATCTTAATCGTTTCTTTGTTTCGGCTGTGAGCCGTGTCGCTGATTTGATTTAAGGCTTTTTTGTTATCATTAATACTGTTTGCTAAGTCAGGTATAGTAAGCTCGCTTGGTTGCTTGTAGACCCCTGTTATAACTTCTGCCTGAATACGCTTTATCTTTTCTTTTACTTCTTTCTTGGTTTTGCCGTAAACGGTCCTGCGATTAATTTTACCGTCAATCTTTATTCCGACCTTTATTTGACCTACCCATTTTTCCTTAGGCTTACTATAATAAATTGTGCCGTTGCCGTATGTATTCTTTGCCATATTTTATCACGCTCCTAAAAAAGGGTATAAAAATACCCTGCTTGAATTTTTATTGATTTTTCAAGCAGAGTGTGATACACTGTATGTGTAGTTGGTCAGTGCAATTCACACTCTGTTCTGACTCTGCATTTTCTTAGACCTATCCTGTTGCAGCAGGGTGGGTCTTTTTTTATCGTTTTATTACCACTCTCTAAGTGGAGCACCAACATTATCTCTGAATGAGCCGAAAAGAATTTTAAATATATCGACTATCCAGCCTATGCAAAAAAGACCACCGGTAAACAAATAAAGAATACCTTTTCCGACTTTACCCACATAAAATTGGTGAACTCCGAAGAATCCTAAGAAAAGACAAAGCAAGAACGCTGTCAATCTTTTCTTGTCACTTGTGTTTGCAACATAATTTGCCATTTTAAAACTCCTCTGTGTATTGAATATATTTAACCAACTTACATCAGTAAGCTAATTACTAAAATATTATTAAATTATCTATTTGATGTATGTTTTGCATGTAACGAATCTTCTGAACTTGGTTTTTTTATTGGAGTGGATAAACCGTCAATATGTTCATTTAAGTTGTCTTTAATGTCGTGTCTCATTGGGTCTAAAATGAAGTCTATACCTTCTCGTCTTGCGTATTTTGCAGCAGGCACAAAGTCACTGTCGCCGGCAATCAAAATGATTTGGTCAACTAAGCCTTTATGAGCTAATGAAGCAATATCAAGACCTATTCTCATATCTACGCCTTTTTGTTGAATGTCAAGTTGAAAATCATCAACTGTTAAATCATCAACAGCTATTTCTTTTCGGCAAAGCTTTTTTAAGGTGCCTTCTTTTAAAATATATCCGGCTGATGATTCCAAGAGTTCGCCCATTCGCAAAGCAACTTTGCGTTTAGAAACCAATTCTTTATAAAAACTGTTAGTCCAGCTAAATTGTTCGCTTTTAGCTAAATTAATGTTTTCATGAGTTATAGGGTGGTAAATAACTTTTTCTGAAGGTGGACAATCATAGTAAAAGATTCTATATAACTCACGGACTTTTTGATATGTACCGGTGGTATAATCTCTTTTACATAAGTGTCTGTTACAGTATTCTATTAGCTCACAAGCTCTGTCTTCAGGTGTTTTGACACCAAATAAAAGTCGAGCTTGTTTTCTGTAAAAACCACCGTCAATAAGTATCGCTGTTTTTCCCATTTGATTTTCCTTTCGTTAAATAAAAAAAGCCTTAGACCTCAAGACATCCCTCATGTTGGGAGCTCTACTATCTAAGACTGTGTTAATCATGTAACATTTGTTACACGCTAATAATATGCCCTAAATAGTGATTTGTCAACCAAAATTACAAAAATGTTATAATTTTGTAACAATTTTAGAAAAATTATCAACATAACGTCTATTAAAATGCGATTTGATAATTCTTAAATAATTAAACTTGTAAAGCCGACGGCTTTACCTAATATTCTAATGTTATTCATATCCTCCTTTGTATATACAAAAGGGGGATATTTTGTATTTTCAGGCTGAAGTACAACCTTATCTTCATATATGTAAACCCTTTTGAGCGTAGCCTCGTTGTCAATCAGAACGGCAGCTATTTCGCCATTATCAACTTGACTTTGCTGCTTGATATAGACTATATCGCCGTCATTGATTCGAGCATTAACCATACTGTCACCTTTACATATCAATGTAAAATCACATTTAATGCTATCAGGAATATCATCGTATGCCTCAATGTTTTCCTCGGCAAGAATAGGCTCGCCGCAAGCGATAGTGCCTAAGCGTGGGCGCTTATATGTTTTTGGAATAGGATTTATTCCATTGATAGAAAATATATCATTATTATAACTTTCGTTTTCGTCCCATCCCATTATAAATTGAGCAGTTGTGTTTAATGCTTTGGCTATTACTTCAATTCTTGTAATTGGAATTTTTTCGGTTTCGCCTGTTGCGTATCTTTGTAAAGCAGATTTTGGAATATTTGTTTTTTTTGAAAGTTCACCATACGAAATATCGTTATCTTCAATGAGTTGTAACAATCTTTTAGAAATTTCACTCATATTTTCACCACCTTTATCATTACAATAACATAGCTGTCCCAAAAAAGCAAGAGAAAATCACGAAAATTTGAAAAATCGTCCCAAAAATGCTTGACAAATGTAAAATGTGTTGTATAATGAAAGTGTCCCAAAAATGAAACGAGGTGATTCTATGGTTAATACAAATGTATTTTTAGGGCTAATGAAAATTGCAGGATATTCTCAAAAATCTCTTGCAAAAGAAATAGGAATGAGCGAAAATACAATGTCGCTTAAAGTTAATAATAAGGCTGTATTCAATACAGATGAGATTGAAGCAATATGTTGTGCTCTTAATATTAGTGACGATGCACAAAAGTCAAATATTTTTTTGTTTTCACCGTCCCAAAAGTGCAACGGAGTAACTGCAAAAAGAGGTGATTAGATGTTACGAGGTGCGTTATGTACGAAGAAATTAAATGCTGTAAATATTGCATTCATTTTAACAGAGCGGTAAACCATTGCAATGAAAATGACATTGATATTAAGCATCCGTATTTTAATTGGTGCTTTAATTACGAATCTGTTAAATGAAAAAAGCCGACTGCATAAAAACACAGCCGGCAAGGTGTGATACACCCTATTGCAAATTGATTGTATCACACTTGAAAATAAAAATCAAGGAGTGATTATAAATGAAAGTTACTACAAATGTAGTTGACGAACTTGCAACAGCTAAGGAACTGTTGGATGTTTTGCAACGAATTGAAAGAGTGGCAGAAAAAGTACAAATACAGTTTGGCTTTTTAACTATTAAAGATGTTGTAAAGCTTACAGGAATTAGTGAGCCACAGGTACAAAGGATTTTTCGCCGTAAAGATTTTCCTGTTTGTGATTACGGCAAGCAGAAAATTGTTGAGATTGATGCTTTTAAAGAGTATTTTCAGCATCCTGTTTTAACAACCGACGATGAAGATAACGGTTAAGAAAGGGGACAGACAAATGGAAAGATGTAATTATTGCCCACTGCGTAGCCACTGTTTAACGCAGAAAAAGGAAACCGATACCTGTGACGACATGATAAGGCGATACAATGCAAGCTTGTTATTACCACCACAATATGTTGAGAGGAGCGCATTTTGATGAATAAAAATAAAAGAATATTTTTCGGTATTGTCGGCGGTGCTTTATATATGCTTGGTTTTATTGTTGACGATACTGATATTTTAGTTCAGTTAATAACAACTGTTTTAATGCTTTGCGGCTTTATTATGATTATCATTGCATTTCTTCTGCTCGCAATCGACCTTGAAGAAAAAGAAGCTAAACAAGAGTACACAGAGCCGTTTATTGATGAATACAGCGAATTTGATAACTGTATATTTGATGATAGACAAAGCGGTTGGTATGCGTGTTTAAGCATTGCAGAGGGTACATATGAAAAAAACAACAAATCGTGAGGAATGGCTCAAAGAACGCAAAAAGGGTATAGGCGCAAGTGAGGCAAGCTGTATCATCGGCGTAAACCCTTGGAAAACGAATGTTGAACTTTGGCAAGAAAAAACAGGAAAGCGAGAGCCTGAGGATATAGGCGATAAAGATTGCGTTATGTATGGCAAAAAAGCCGAAGAACTTGTAAGAGGGCTGTTTGAGCTTGATTATCCGGGTTATAAGGTTGAATATGACGAATTTGGAATGATTGCTAACAGACCGAATGAGCCATGGCTTTTTGCAACCTTAGACGGTCACATTATCGGAGGTAATAAGAACGGCGTACTTGAAATTAAAACAACTACCATTCAGCAGTCAAGCCAATGGGAGCATTGGAACGGACAAGTACCTGATTATTACTATGCTCAATTATTGCATCAATTTCTTGCAACAGGATACGATTTTGCAATATTACGTGCCGATATTCGTTATTACAAAGGTACGGAGCTACGCCATACTGTGAGAGATTACTATTTTGAGCGTGACAATGAGCAGATTAAGGCAGATATGGAATATCTGTTACATAAAGAAAAAGAGTTTTGGAATTGTGTTCAAACTCGAAAATCACCAAATTTAATATTACCTGAAATATGAAAGGAAAACATTATGGAATTTAATTTATCTACTGACATTAAGCAATCAATACCAAATGCGATTGTTTTCAATTTTGAGGAGTTAAAGGCTGAACTTTCCGAAAAAATCAAGCCTTATGAAACTCTTGCGGTAACCGAGGATGATTTAAAGTCTGCAAAGAGCGACAGGGCGACACTAAATAAGCTCAAAAAGGCTTTAAACGATAAAAAGGTTGAGGTGAAAAAAGAGTACATCTCACCGCTTGAAAACTTTGAAAAACAAGTCAAAGAGCTTGTTGAAATTATCGACAAAGGCGTAAATAACATTGATACGCAGGTCAAGGACTTTGAAAAGAAAGAGGTTGATGAAAAGCTAAAAGAAATTGCAAGCTTTTATGTTGAAGAATTTCCTGACTATTACGAGGTACTCAAACTTGAAAAAGTTATACCAAATAAATGGCAAAACAAGACCTGTAAGCTTGAAACAATCAAACAGGAAATAAGAGATAAGGTGTTTAAGTTTGAGAATGACATCAAGGTAATTAAGGCAATGAAACTTGAATGCGAGGAGCAAATGCTTGATGCCTATATTGAAACGCTTGATATGTCGGCAGCTCTTCAAAAGAAGCACGAATTTGAAGAAAGGCAAAATGCCCTCAAAAAAATGAATAAAAGTGAGCCGGCAAAGGAAGAAATAGCTTCGACGGCTGAAACGGTGCAGGAACAGTCACCACAGCCGCCAAAACAAGTAGTTAATCAGCAGTCAACTAAAACTATTGATGTTCGTTTTTATGACACAACCGAGGAATTTCGCAAGGCTATGAAAGCACTTACAACACAATATAACATCAGATACGGCAATGTACCGAAAGGAGAATAATAATGGCAAATTCACTTGTTAAGACTAAGAAAAAGTTTAGCGTAGCTATTCAGGAAGATAAATATAAGGCACTTATCAACAATACTCTCGGCAACCCTAAAAAGGCAGAAAGGTTTATTGCGGCAATCTCTTCGGCTGTTGCAATTAACCCTGCATTACAGGAATGTGATGCTAATTCAATTATCACAGCTGCTTTGCTTGGCGAAACACTTAACCTTTCACCAAGTCCTCAGCTCGGTCAATATTATCTTGTTCCTTACGATACTAAGAACGGTAAAATTGCGCAGTTTCAGCTCGGATATAAAGGCTATATTCAGCTTGCCATTCGTTCGGGCTATTATGAAAGGCTTAATGTAGTTGAAATCAAAGAGGGCGAACTCATGTCCTACAACCCTCTTGATGAAGAAATCAAGGTGTCACTTATAACTGACGAGGAAGAGAGGGAAAATACCCCTACAATCGGCTACTACGCAATGTTTCGCTATCATAACGGCTTTATCAAGTCAATGTATTGGAGCAGAAATAAAATGGAGGCTTTTGCTCTTAAATATTCTAAGGGTTATCGCAAAAAGTCAGGCTATACCTTTTGGGAAAAAGACTTTGATGCCATGGCGAGAAAGACTATGCTTCGTCAGCTTATAAGTAAGTGGGGCATTATGAGCATTGAAATGCAAAAGGCACTTGACAGCGATATGGCTGTTGTTAATGAGGACGGTACAGTTGATTATATCGACAGCGACTACGAAGAAGATAATTCTTCACCAAGCAATGTTGAAACGCCGAGCGAGAACGATACAACAGTTGTTGAAAGCAATGTCGATATTGAGAACGACCCTCTCGCATAGGTGACATTATGGATGAGGCAGTCGGATATGTCACCGATATTGTTGAAAATGAAAGCTTTAGCTTGATTGTTCCGTTTGAAAAGACCTACTTACTCGACAAAAGACAAATAACCGAATGTTCTGTCCGTATTGATGACGGACGGAGCATATCGGCAGTGCAGCGTAAACATATTTATGCAACCTTTAACGATATAGCAAAGCACACAGGATATACACCTGATGAAACAAAGCAGGTTATGAAATATTCATATATTGCTTTAACCGGGCAAAAAGAATTTTCACTCTCTGATTGCTCAATGACGGTTGCGAGAGATTTTCTTGAATATCTTATCGAATTTTGCATTGAAGAGGGAATACCGACTAAAGACAACTTAATTGAGCGAAGTCCTGATATATCAAGGTATATTTACTGCTGCCTTGCAAATAAGACTTGCTGTATTACAGGCGAAAAAGCAAAGGTGCAACTTCACCATGTGGATGCAGTAGGTATGGGCAGAAACAGAAAAGATATTATTCATCTCGGTATGCGTGTAATGCCGTTAAGGTGGGACTTACACGCCGAGGCCCATAGGATAGGGCAAAAGTCTTTTGATGAAAAATATAAAGTTTTTGGCATCAAGCTTGATGAATATTTATGTAAGATTTGGAAGGTGAAATACAAATGATTAACTCCGTTGTCCTTATGGGCAGATTAACATACGAACCTGAATTGAAATCAAGTCAAAACGGTATTTCGGTTATCCGTTTCCAAATGGCTGTTGACAGAAATTATCAGCCACAAGGACAAGACAGACAGGCAGATTTTATTGACGTAGTTGCTTGGCGACAGACGGCTGAATTTGTTAGCAGATATTTTCATAAAGGCTCAATGATTGCTGTTGAGGGCACTATACAAACAAATAATTTTACTGACCGTGACGGTAATAAGAGAAAATCCGTAGAGGTTGTTGCAAATAAAGTTTCTTTCTGCGGCTCAAAGGCTGAAAATCAAGGTACAAATCCTGCTTTTTCACAGCCGGCACCGAGCTACTCAACAGCTGATAATTCAGATTTTGAAGAAATCGTTGATGATGACGACGATTTACCGTTTTGAGAGGTGAAACTATGAGCAGAATAGCAAAGCAAAAAAACAGAATTATTGGTTATATTGAAGAATACGGAAGCATAACGGTCAAAGAGGCTCAGGAACACCTCGGAATAGGCGACCCACGCAAGCGTATAAGCGAATTGAGAGAAAAAGGCTATCCTATATCGGATGAATGGGAAAACGGCATAAATCGCTTTGGAGAGCATTGTAGGTATAAGCGTTATTACATGAAAGAAAGTTGATGTTATGGAGGGTTGGATTAAATTATATCGTAAGTTGGCTGATTGGGAATGGTATGACAATCCTGTTGTTTTTAAAGTTTTTATCGACCTGTTATTAAATGCAAATCATCAAGATAACTGTTGGCACGGACAGGTTATAAAAAGAGGTTCTCTTGTTACTTCTGTTGCATCAATAGCAAGTAGAAACGGCCTGTCTACACAGCAAGTTAGAACGGCTTTAAAACATTTAGAAAAAACAGGCGAAATCAACAAACAATCAACAAACAAAAATACATTGATAATAGTGCTTAATTACACGGTTTATCAAGACTTTACAAGCGTTAGTGATACTCAATCTAACAATCAACTAACAAACAGTCAACAAACAAATAACAAACAAATAACAACAAACAAGAATGTAATAATGAAAGAATGTAATAATGATATATTTACTAACTTACTTACTTGCAATAAATCGAGCTTTGATTGGTCGCAATATGACGAAGAAGAAATGACCGAATATTATCCCGGTACAGTATTAACCATTGCTGAATACGATAAGCTATACTCGCTTATCAGTCCTTGTGCACTTAATGAGTATTGCAAGAAGATAGAACGATACTCCGAATGCAAAGAACCGTTTAAAACTATTTTGCAATGGGCGATTAAGGACGGCAATGTCAAAGACCCGGAAGTTTTTAATTGAAAGGAAAAAGTAAATGAACAGTATTCAATTTTTTATTGACGGTGAGCCTAAAGGAAAGGCTCGACCGAGAGTTACAAAAACTCATACATATACACCTCAGTCAACGGCTGAATACGAAAAGCTTGTTGCTTTAAGTTATCAAAATGAAGCCAAAGGCAAAACGTTCGGTGATAAGCCGATTTATCTTGATATAAATGCCTTTTTCAGTATTCCAAAAAGGACAAGCAGAAAAAATCGTGAACTGATGGTAAAAAATAAAATCTATCCGACAAAAAAGCCTGATGCTGACAACATTATAAAAATTATCGCTGATGCTTTAAATGGTGTTGCCTATAACGATGATAAGCAAATAGTTATGTGCAGCTGTGGAAAATACTACACAGATGGCGAGCCGTTTGTATGCGTTTACATTCAGGAAATTTAAAGAAAGGTAAAAGCGATGTGGTGTCGGCTCTTTTATGAATGTGGTTTTTATATGTAGTAGAGGAATACCTCGAGCAACTATTTTTTCCGTTAATACTGATATCTTAAAATTCCAAATTATTTTTTATACGTAAAAAAGTCAATGTGTGTAGTAGGCGTTGACTTTCCACCTCTTCATATAAGGCCGACACACATCGGGCAATTATTATGAATTATCAAGAATTTATTGTATCTAAGCAGTTAAAGGCTGTAAATGCAGGATTTGATATAAATATTGATGAACTTAACAGCAATATGTTTGAGTGGCAAAAAATGCTTGTTAAGTGGGGACTAAAAAAAGGTAAATGTGCTTTCTTTGAGGATTGCGGACTTGGTAAGACTATTCAACAGCTTGTATGGGCTGACGAAACAAGAAAATACAGTAATAAACCCTCACTTATTCTTGCACCGCTTGCGGTTGCTGAACAAACAAAACTGCAAGGTGAGAAATTCGGCGTTGAAGTAAATATATGCGAATTTCAAGCCGATATAAAAAATACCGCAGTCAATATTACGAATTATGAAAAATTACATAATTTTGATTGCAAATCATTCGGCAGCGTTGCGCTTGACGAAAGCTCAATATTAAAGAATAGCATCGGAAAAGTGAGAACACAGTTAATTGACGAGTTTAAATATACACCGTTTCGCTCCTGTTGGTCTGCAACGCCTGCACCTAATGACTATATGGAACTTGGCAATCACAGCGAGTTTTTAGGCATTATGGGATATTTTGAAATGCTTGCAACATTCTTTGTTCACGATGGCGGCGATACTTCAAAATGGCGACTTAAAGGTCATGCTGTCGAGAAGTTTTGGGATTGGATAGCATCGTGGGCGGCAGTAGTGCCAAATCCTAATGTATTAGGTTTTTATGACGAAAGGTATTCTTTGCCGCAGCTTATTGTGCATCAAGTAACCGTTGATGCCGAAATTGAAGATGACGGCGGACAAATGCTCTTATTTCCGTCAACCACGCAGACATTACAGCAGAGAAGTCAAGCAAGAAAAGACAGCCTAAATGAAAGAGTTAAGGCGGCTTGCGAGCTTGCTAATTCAACCGATGAACAGGTACTTGTATGGTGTGATTATAACGCCGAAAGCGAGTTATTAAAGAAAAATATCAACGGAGCTGTTGAGGTTAAAGGCTCTGACAGCGATAAGCATAAGGTTGATGCAATGCTCGGTTTTGCAAACGGTGATATTCGTGTTCTTGTTTCTAAGCCGTCTATATGCGGTTACGGTATGAATTGGCAAAACTGTAATAAAGAAATATTCGTAGGCTTATCAGATAGCTTTGAAAAGTATTATCAGGCAATTCGTAGGTGTTGGCGCTTCGGTCAAACAAAGCCTGTTGATGCTTATTTGATAGCAAGTAAAGCTGAGGGTGCGGTTAAAGATAATATTGAGCGTAAACAAATGCAAGCGACTAAGTTTATGAATGAACTGTCGGAGAGGACAAAAGATATTTTAATAGCAGAAATTAACAATGCAACAAAAATGACAGAAAGCTATATAGCAACAGAAAGGATGAGTGTTCCGCAATGGATGATAAGTGCATAAAACAATATGTTGATGACAGAATGGCGCTTTATAACGGTGACAGCGCCGTAGTTTTAAAAGGTGTTCCGAGCAATTCCGTACATTTTATGATATATTCACCGCCGTTTGCAAGCCTTTACACTTACAGCAACAGCGAAAGAGATTTAGGCAACTGCAAAGACTTGGAAGAGTTTTACACTCAGTTTAAGTTTATTGTTGATGAGTTATACAGAATACTTATGCCGGGAAGAATTATGGCAGTACATTGTATGCAACTTCCGACAACAAAAGGCAGAGACGGTTTTATCGGACTTCAAGATTTTAGGGGTGATTTAATTAGACTGTTTCAAAAAGCAGGTTTTTATTATCATTCCGAGGTTAATATTTGGAAAGACCCTGTTGTGCAAATGCAGAGAACAAAGGCACTTGGGTTGTTACATAAGCAAATCAAAAAGGACAGTGCGATGAGCAGGCAAGGTTTATCTGAATACTTGGTGGTGATGCGTAAGCCCGGTGATAACCCTGAGCCTATTTCACATACAAATGATACATTCCCTGTGAGTGAATGGCAGAAATACGCAAGTCCTGTTTGGATGGATATAAACCCATCAGACACACTTCAATCAAAATCATGCCGTGATGATAAAGACGAAAAACATATATGCCCCCTGCAATTATCAGTAATTCGCAGAGCTATTGACCTTTGGAGCAATCCTAATGAAACAGTATTAACACCGTTTCTTGGCATAGGCTCGGAGGCTTATGTGGCTCTTGAAAAAGGCAGAAGAGCAATAGGTGTTGAACTGAAAACTACTTGGTATGAACAAGCTGTAAGAAATTGCAAAGGTGCTGTTACCGAATCAACGCAGATTTCTTTTGAGGGTTAAGAATATGAGAATTGTAGTTATTATTCTTGCTGTATTTATAATCGTATTAGGGTGTATGTGTTGGAAATTACTCCAAGATAACGCATCGCTTACAATTATGAACTTGATACACCAAGAAACGGAAAAGGAACTAAAAGAAAGGTTGAAAGATAATGAGACAACTAAACTTTCTTGATGAATTGATTATTGATAATTTTGCAGGCGGCGGTGGTGCTTCCTGCGGAATTGAACTCGCAACAGGGCGACCTGTTGACATAGCAATTAACCACGACCCGGATGCTATTGCAATGCACAAAGCAAATCACCCATACACTCGCCATTATCAAGAGAGCGTATGGGATATTAACCCAAAGGAAATCTGTCAAGGTCATAAAGTCGGACTTGCTTGGTTTTCACCTGACTGCAAGCATTTCAGCAAGGCTAAGGGTGGTAAGCCTGTAGATAAGAATATAAGAGGACTTGCGTGGATTGTACTCAAATGGGCAGGAACGGTAAGACCGAGGGTTATTATCCTTGAAAATGTAGAAGAGTTTCAGACTTGGGGTCCTGTACGCAAAGGTAAGCCGGTTAAGTCTAAACAAGGACAAACATTCGAGCGTTGGAAAAGTCAGCTTTCGGCACTCGGATATGAGATTGAGCATAGGGAGTTGAGAGCCTGCGACTACGGAGCGCCGACTATAAGAAAGCGTTTCTTCCTTGTAGCGAGGTGTGACGGTGAACCTATAGTTTTTCCTCAGCCTACACACGGCGACCCAGACAGCAAAGAAGTTAAGAGTGGAAAGCTAAAGCCGTGGAAAACCGCTGCCGATTGTATTGATTTTTCTCTGCCTGCTCAAAGCATTTTTGAGCGCAAAAAGCCGCTTGTAACGAATACTTTAAGGCGAATTGCAAGAGGTCTTGACAAATTTGTTATTAAGGAAAAAAAGCCATTTATCATTCCTATCGGCTACGGCGAGCGAAAAGGTCAAAAGCCACGATTACAGGATATAGACAAGCCGCTTACAACGATAGTAAGCAGCTGCAAGCAATATCTTGTATCGCCTTATCTTGAACAAATTAATCATAGTGGAAAAGAAACAAGAGGGCAAAAACTCAATAAGCAAGTTCCGACAATCACATCAAAACACGGCTTTGCTTATATTTCTCCTGCACTTATTCAATATCACAGTGAAACGGCTAAATCAGAAGTAAGAGGTCAACAACTCAATCAACCTATTTATACAATCGACGGCTCACCGAGATATGCTCTTTTTACACCGTATCTTTCTAAATACTTTGGCGGTGTTGTCGGAAGCAAAATTGATAAACCATTACCAACCGTTACGGCAATAGACCATAATTCGCTGACTATGCCATATTTAACTCAGTATTACGGCGGTGCAGACCACGCTAACAGCGTTTTAAATCCTTTGCAAACAGTAACTGTTAAGCCTCGGCATTTCTTATGCGAAAGCTATATAACTATACTCCGCAAAAATATGGACTGTAAAGCTATTAATGAGCCGCTTCCCACTATAACAGCTCACGCAAATCACTTTGCAAAGACGGATGTTTATTTGAGAGAATACGATAGTAAAAAACTCGGACATTGGAATGAGATAAGAGAGTTGCTCAACACCTACACAGATTGGAATATATCAGCTAATCAGGTGCTTATTTTCTGTATTAACGGAGTTGAGTATTTTATATCTGATATCGGACTGAGAATGCTGCAGCCTAAAGAATTATACAAGGCGCAGGGGTTCCCGGATGATTATATCATTGATAAGGATTGCAACGGTAAGGAATATAACAAGACAAAGCAAGTAGCAAGGTGCGGCAACGCAGTACCGCCGCCGTTTTCAAAAGCGCTTGTTATGGCAAATTGTAAATGGCTGTGTGATAAATCTTGCGACAATATGAAAGAATTTAACGCAGTAGCAGCAGGGTGAGGTGATGAAAAAATGAAAACACATAAAATCAAACTTCTTTTGAATTTCTGTGATGATGTTTTATCAGGAGATAAGAGATTTGAAATTCGAGAAAATGACCGAGGTTATCAAAAAGGCGACAGGGTTGTTTTTCAGCCTTATGAGCCAAGCGACCCCTTTGTAAAGCACCCTATAACCGACAAAGTATATGAAATAACCTATATTCTTAATGGTTGGGGTCTTAAAGACGGATATGTGGTTTTTGGAATCAAGGAGGTAAAAAATGACTTGTAAAGATTGTTATCATTATGATGCGTGTAAATTTTATAATAAAAATTTACCTGAAGAGTATGACACTATTGAATGGCAATGTGACAATTTCAAAGATAAATCACTCATTGTTGAGTTGCCTTATCCTTTAAGAACAAAGGTGTTTGTTATAAGGTCACAATCAAGTGACAAAAACAATCTATACATTTTTGAAGATTATATAACAGGATATATTTATGGAAAATATGGCTTGCTTATGACTTTTGATTATCATTTGTCAGAAGATAATTTTGAAAGAGTTTTTACCGACAAATCAAAAGCAGAAGAAAAGTTAAAGGAGTTAAACAGAAATGGATAAAGTATTAGCAAGATATTTTGTAAAATTGATTGCGGAAAATTTGCAATTTTCGTTTAATGGAATGGGTATTCCAAGTTATAGTTGTGAATGGTTAGAAAATCAGTTAATGCAAGGAAATTTTGATAAAGTTGAAGAATTTATACAAAAAAGATATGATGAACACGAAAACTCTGCTAAGGACACAAATGTCCGTGGCAAAAAACGCAAGCATAAGTTAAGAGCTATGACTGAGGTTGCTGATGAAGAAACAGCCGCAAAAAATCGTGAAAAAGATTTAGGATTCTGTTTGTTTTCTTCAACGAGTAAAGTGGAAAATACTGAAATTCTTATGGACTGCCTAATCTGTGACAGCCGGGAGCAATTCAAAGAAATAATTAAGGAGAAGTTATGACTATTAAGCGTCTTGAACAGTATCGTAGTATTAAACGGCAGATTGATGATTATGAGAAAAATAATGATATTAGCTACATCAACGGTGTTGACACAACAAAGCCGGCGGTCCAAAGTAACAAAATTTCAGATACTACGGCGAACAATGCAATTAAAAAGTGTCAGCAAATTTCGAAAAAAGAATATGCCGAGTTGTGCAATGAATTTAATACGCTTAATAATTACATTTTTGGTATTGAAGATGTAATTACTCGTGAAATTGCTAAGCTTAAATTTATAAACGGCAATAGTTTTGAAGTTATAGCTGAAAAAATGAACTATTCCAGAGCCGGCGTATATAAACGGCTGAAAAATCACATAAAAAATCACAAAGAGTAGACAAAGTATATTGAAGTAAACAAATAAGAGTGATATAGTTAAACTGTCGGAAGACTTATTTTACCTCTTCTCTTATTTTTCTCTTGAAAGGCAGTCTACTATAGGCTGTCTTTTTATTTTAGGTGAATAAATGAAAGAAACAAAACTTAAAATTGAATATCTTCCGAGCGACAGCCTTACGGAGTACAGCAGAAATGCACGGAAACATACCGAGTATGATGTTAATGCTATTAAGCAGTCTATTAATCAATTTGGTATGTGCGACCCTATAGGTGTTTGGAGCGATAAAAATATTATTGTTGAAGGTCACGGACGGTATAAAGCTTTGACCGAATTAGGTTATAAACAAATACCATGCGTTAGGCTCGACCATTTAACGGATGAACAGCGTAAAATGTATACACTTGTACATAACAAAACGGCAGAGAATAGTTCTTGGGATGATGAACTGCTTAATGATGAATTATCACAGCTTGATGAGTTGTTTGATATAGGCGACTTCGGATTTGACATATTGTTAGATGATGATTATAATGAATTTGAAGATTATAAACCGAATGAGCGAGAACGCACGGCTAATGAATATAACTTGCATTTGTTCGACAGTAGCAGAGCAACTGGTTTTTACCAAATGCCTACACTCAAACCGTGCAATGTTATTTCAGACAATTACATAAGTTTTAATTATGTGCTTTCAAATTCCGATAAAAAGTGTGGCGTACATTTCTTTATAGACGATTATCAATTTGAGCGTATTTGGAATGACCCACAGAGCTATATTGAAAAGTTGAAAGGTTACGAATCGGTATTGTCGCCTGATTTTAGCCTATATACTGATATGAGCCGAGCACAACAGATTTATAATATTTATCGCAGCAGGCTTATAGGACAATTAATGCAGGATAACAATATTCCTGTTATTCCAACGGTGAGTTGGGCGGATAGAGAATCATTTACCTTTTGTTTTGACGGCTTACCTCAATATAGTGCTGTGGCAATATCAACAATAGGCTGCCATAAAGGAAATGCTAAAAAAATATGGGCGGAAGGCGTAAAAGAAATGATTAGCCGTTTACACCCAAATAAAATTATTATTTATGGCGAAGAAATCAAATCTGATGTTGATTTCGGAAATGCCGAAATAATTAATATAAAAAATACAAACACATTGAAATTTAGAGAAAGGAAATAATGCAATGAGAATAAGGCTGCATACTCCTGATGAATATAAAGAGGAAATAAAGGAATTTAAAACAGCAAAGTTTATAAATGCTGAAATCAATTTGGCAGATACCTTTTTTGATGATTACGAAACATATACCCAAGAAGAAATTGACGAGTGTAAGGCATATTTGGGTGGCGATAAGTATTATTATGATATCGACGATAAAGAAGCCGAGAAAGTTCTTTCAAAAAAGTTTGATGAGATGAACGACCTTGAAATTGAGATATGGTATTTGTTTAATCGTATGAATAAGCCTGAAAAAGCGGACCCTGATAAATACTATGCGGATACTACGGATGAATTTTTAAAAGACCAAGAATTTTTGAAATACAGGCGTGATAAAATCGATAGATACGCTTTTTATTATTTTTATCCGCTTGATGAAGAAAGCGACTATTGGATTGAGGGTACGCCTGATGATGTCATTAAAAGATTTAACGATAAAATTTTAAAAAAATTAAGAAGATGTGTTGATAAATACGATAAAATCATTGAGGACACATTTTAAATACTATAATTTTAAAAAGAGCATTGAGAAATCAATGTTCTTTTTTTATGCCTATTTTAAAGGAGTGAAGAATATGGGCGGCAGAGGAGCAAGTTTTGATTTGAATAGCGGCGAAAGAAATCAAGGGAATATTAGAGAGCCGGCAGATTTTGAACCTGTTGAGAAGTCTGAAAATCCATTCAAGCCATTTAAAACATACCAAAAAGAATTTTATAACACTAAAAATATTGATGAACTCCAAGACGTTCTTGATAAAAACGGCGTTTCTATTAACAGTAATTTGTATAGAGACGTGAAAAGTGGCAATTTAAGTCTTAATGAAGTTAAAGAATTTATGAAAGGTGCATTGCTTGTAGTATCTCATCAGGGTGACAATGCTACATTCAGAGGGTTTGGCTCCGTGAATAATTCAAGAGCGGTTGCTTTTTATTCGCCAAAAAATAACAGTATTCACATAGTTAAGTCAAACTTTAAAAAGCAGTATTCATCTATAGGCAATAGAAAAGTGCAAACAAATAAATCAATCGGTGCTCACGAAGCAATGCATCATACACAATTTTTATTGCAAAGGCAAAAAATAAATTATTCGGATAAAGTTGTTCGTGATTCCTTAAAGAAGTTAAAGCAAATTGAGCCAAAGAATAAAACAAAGAGTAACAGAAGCTACGCTAAAGAAAAAATAAGCAAAATAAGTAATTATGCTTGGAAAGGCGGAAATGATGAAACAATCAGCGAAGCAATGAATGATGTCATTACAAATGGCGCAAGGGCAACAAATTTATCGAAAATCATATACAAGCAAATAAAAAAAGACACTAAAAAGTATGGAATAAGATAATGGCAAGACCCAAAAAAGAAATAAACAAAGACGAGTTTGAAAAGCTCTGCGCTTTGCAATGTACCATGGCAGAAATTTGCTCTTTTCTTGACGTTTCCGACAAGACACTTCAAAAGTGGTGTAAGCGAACTTATAAAATGTATTTTTCCGAAGTTTTCAATATAAAAAGACAAATGGGGAAAATATCCCTAAGACGAAATCAAATGGCATTGTCAAAAAAGAGCGCTCAAATGGCGATATATTTGGGAGAAAAATGGCTTGTTGATGATGAACAGAGAACAGATGAAGCGGATAACTCATTTGTTGAAGCTTTAGAGGGAAAAGCCGAAGGAGTTTGGGATGAAACACAAGATTAAATTTAAGTGGAAACCGTTTAGCGAAAAGCAATTAAAAATAATGACTTGGTGGTGTGATAATTCGCCGGTCAGAGATAAAGACGGTATTATAGCGGACGGAGCCGTAAGAAGTGGTAAAACCATTTCAATGGCGCCGTCATTTGTTATGTGGGCAATGAATAATTATAACGGCTATGATTTTGCATTATGCGGTAAAACTATAGGCTCACTTAAAAGAAATGTACTTAATACGCTGTTTACGCAGTGCGCAAGTCTTAATTTGGAATGGCAATACAAACGAACGGAAAATCTTATTATTATAATCAAAAATAAAGGCACTGCAGGCGAACGCATAAATTATTTTTATACGTTTGGAGGTAAAGACGAATCAAGTCAAGACCTGATACAAGGTATGACGCTTGCTGGCGTTTTCTTTGACGAGGTTGCACTTATGCCGCAGTCTTTTGTTACTCAGGCAGAGGCAAGGTGCAGCGTTGAAGGCGCTAAGTTTTGGTATAACTGTAACCCTAAAGGACCAACGCATTATTTTTATAAAGAATATATCGAAAAAGAAGCGTATAACGTTAAGAATCTGCTCTATCTTCATTTTACAATGGACGATAATCTTACATTGTCCGAAAAGGTAAAAGAAAAGTATAAGCGAATGTTTGCAGGGGTGTTCTATCAGCGTAACATATTAGGACTTTGGGTAACGGCCGAGGGAAAAATATATAAATCGTTCGGCAAGGATAACATAATTGACGTAAACGCATGGTATGAACGTTCAAACGGTAGATATATTCATAAATTACGGCAGCAGATAGGCGCTGTAACTATCGGCGTAGACTTCGGCGGAAGCGGCTCAAGTACGGCATTTACCGCTATGACTTATACAAGAGATTTTTATTATGCTGTTCTCGTTAAGGAAAAACGCATAAAGGAAGAAATAACACCCGAACAGCTTAATCAAATGTTTGTTGACTTTGTAAAAGAGGTGCAAACGGAGTACCCGACTTGCCGGGTAGCTTATTGCGACAGTGCCGAGCAAGTGCTTATAAGGGGTTTAAAAATGGCTTGTATTAAAGCGAAGCTTGCTATAGATATTAAAAATGCTAAAAAGGGTCCTATCATAGACCGCATAAGGTTTGGCACGGCAATGTTTTCACAACAGCGCTACTTCATTATTTCTAATTGCATTGAATCGATAGAGGCTTATGAAAATGCCGTGTGGGACGATAAAAAAGACGACACTCGCCTTGACGACGGCAGTACGAATATAGATAATTTGGATTCGGCGGAATACAGCCAAGAGAAATACATAAAACGAATGATTGATATGACGGTGACGAGATAAATGGATAAATCAGTTATTAATTTCTTGAAAACTAAATCGCTTTCAACTATTGAAACAGAAAATATAGAGCAAAAGCTCGAAACTTGGAAGCAGTGGTATAACAGCAAGGTGGACGGTTTCCATAATTACTATGTCTATGACGGTAACAGAAAGAAAAACAGAACACGCCTAACACTAAATATGCCGGCAAGAGTATGCCAAGATTGGGCGGATTTACTGCTTAATGAAAAGGTTGAAATATCATCAAATGATGAAAACACTGAGCGCACAATAAGAAAGTTGTTGCAACAGGTTAATTTTTATGTAAGAGGTAACAACTTGATTGAAAAAGCTTTTGCTCTCGGTGGTGGCTTCTTTATTCCGTATTGGGACGGAGAAAAGACGGCGCAGAAATACATAACGCAAGACTTTGCATACCCTATAACTTACGATAGTGGTAGATTGCTTGAATGTGCTTTTGCGTCTAACAAAACATTGGGTGGAAAAAGATATACATATATTGAGGTACATACCAAAACAAGCGAAGGCTTTTACGTAATTGACAGCTTCATTTGCGAAAGTAATCAAAAAGGTACTTTGCACGAGGTAGGCGCAAGCTTTTACGATAAGTTTAATATTGCACAAAAGGTAATAACCCAAAGTAAAATACCGCTTTTCACGCAAATAAGACCGAATATAGCGAATAGGGACGTGTTTGACAGCTCTTACGGTACTTCTATATTCTCGGGTGTTACGGATTATTTTGCCGGTGCGGATTTGTGCTATGACGCATATATCAATGAAATCAAACTCGGTAAAAAGCGAATATTTGTTGACGGTAGTGTTTCAAAAATAAATATTCACCCTGACGGCTCCATGTCAAGAGTTTTCGACCCTAATGATGACGTATTCTATTCAATGGCTGATTTGGACGAAGCAGGTAAGCCTATACTTGAAAGCAATATGCAGTTAAGAGTGAACGAGCTTGACACAGCATTGCAAACACAGCTTAATCTTATATCACAAGGTTGCGGTTTCGGTGCCAATGGTTATAAATGGGATAGTGGCAATGTATCAACCGCCACACAGGTAATAAGTGAAAACAGCAAAATGTTTAGAACAATGAAAAAACATGAGCTTCTTTTAAATGACGCTATTATCAATATGGCAAAAGGCTTGTTATATGTTGAAAAAACTAATAACCCAAATGCTAAAATAAACCTTGACGCCGAATTGTCTGTTGATTTTGACGACAGTATTATAGAAGATACAGCGGAAATAAAAAGGCAGGCAACAAGCGAATTGACCTTAGGACTTATAAGCAAGGCGGAATATTTCAGAAAAACACGAAAAATGAGCGAGGATTCGGCGATTGAATTTGTAAAGCAAATGAGGCAAGAACAGCTTGACGAGGCTTTGCAGGCACAAATAACCGAAGAACCGCCGACAGAGTGATGATATATGCTTAATGATGAAGAAATTGACGAGCTTATACAGCCGATAATTAATCTATACAACCATATTGAAGAGGGCCTTATAGTTGAGATAGCAAAACGTTTTGAGAATGCTGACGAGGTTAAAGGCTCGTTAGAGTGGCAGTTGAAGAAACTCGAAGAACTCGGCGGTGTTAATTCAAATCTTGTTAAGGTTATAAAAGAATATAGCGGCAGAAATGAAGAAATTATAAAAAATATGCTCAAAGCAGCAGGCTATGCAAATATTGATTATGATGTGCTGCAAACAGCTTTTGAAATGGGCGTGGCAAAAATTACGCCTGATGTTCTTATGAAGTCTGAGCCTATAGCAAACATAATCAATTTGTCATATAAATCGCTTAAAGACACTTTTAGCCTTATAAATACAAGAGCAATAGAAAGCGCAAAGCAAAATTATTTGAATATTATAAACACGGCTTATCTTGATTCGGCGACAGGTATACACTCATTGCAGGAAAGTGTCAAGCGAGGAGTTGCACAAATGGCTAAAAACGGCTTTGACGGTGCTACATACATAAGACAGGGCAGAATAGTAAAATACTCGATAGAGGGCGTTGTGCGACGAGATACACTCACGGCAGTACATAAGCTTGCAAATCATGTGTCAGAAAAGGCTTGCGAAGAACTCGGTACCGATTATGTGGAAATATCGCAGCATTTAGGTGCAAGAGTACACCCGACAAACCCTATAGCAAACCATGCAGGGTGGCAGGGCAAGGTATTTAAGGTTAATGGCAGTGATGATAAATATCCAAACCTTAAAGAAAGCACTGGCTATCCTGACGATATTCTCGGCCTCGGCGGTGTAAATTGTCGGCACAGAATGTTTCCTTTCTTCCCGGGGATAAGCATCCCTAACCCTATAATGTATAGTAAGGAAGAAAGCGAAAAGGCGTACAAAGCTTCACAAGGGCAAAGGCGGCTTGAAAGAGAAATCCGTCAGCTAAAAAAAGAAAGAGCGGCAATGAAAGTCGTAGGCGATAATGATGCAGTGAAAGCTATTGATTATAAGCTCCAGCAGAAATTTACTCAAATTGACAATTACTGCGATGCTCATAACCTTAAACGTGATTATTCAAGAGAGCTTGTCAGCGAACAGATAGTCAAAATAAATTGACTTAAAATATGAAAAATCAGTAATCAGAAGCTGACGCTTAAATGCACCGGCTTCTTTTTATATTGTCCCGGGTATGACATATAAAGTGCTCAAATTGCCCCAAGCAAGGCATATAAAAGGCTTATATTTCATTCCGGTGAACCCGGATATAAAAAGCAAGGAGTATTAATTATGGACATTACCGTTCTCAAAGAGGTACTTAGTGAAGAAACATTTGCAAAGGTACAGGAAGAAACAAGCAAGGTAGAGGGCAAGCTTGCCGATTTATCGGCGGGTAAATTTGTGAGCAATGAGAAATACAGTGCACTTGAAACTCAGCTCAGCAATACCCAAAGCTTGCTTAACCAAAAGACTGATGATTACGACAAATTGAAAGAAGCAGCAGGCGAAAACGAAACGCTGAAAAATCAAATTGACACTATGAAATCAGACTTTGAAAACGAAAAAAACGAGCTTGAAAACAACTATAAGAAACAGCTCAAACAAAATGTAATCAGCTCTACTATTGTATCTGAATTTAAGCCTAAAGATGTCAACGATATTATGAGCCATATCGACCTTGAAAAGATAAAGGTTGAAGACGGCAAGGTTACAGAGGGCTTGAAAGAACAGGTGGAAGAACTGAAAAAAGAGAAAGCCTATTATTTTGACGATAACGGCGGTAAGCCTTGGGGACTTGACCATAACGGCGATACCCAAAATCTTGACGCTATCAGGAAAGCAATGGGCTTGAAGATTAATAAGGAGTGATTAAATTATTATGGCAAATACTATTGAACTTGCAAAGGCTTATGTGCCTTTGTGTGATGAGGTTTACAAAGAAGCTTCTCTTTCTGCTGACCTTGACGCTTCGGCAGAACTTATTCAGGAAGGCTTTAACGCAAATGAAATCGTTGTACCAAAGCTTGATATGGACGGTCTTGCAGACTATTCACGCAACAGTGGTTATGTAAACGGCGACGCTTCGCTTACATGGGAAACCGTGAAGTGCGATTATGACCGAGGCAGAATGTTTGAGGTAGACGAGCTTGACAATATTGAAACAGGCGGCGTTGCTTTTGGCAGACTTGCAGGCGAGTTTATCAGAACAAAGGCAGTACCTGAGCTTGACGCTTACCGTTTTGCTTCGTATGCCAGCGCTAAGGGCGTTTCTACTGCTTCCGGTGCACTTGCCGACGGTCAGGCAGCACTTGACGCTATTGCTAATGCTATGGCTAAAATGGATGATGACGAAGTACCACAGGAAGGCAGAATTTTGTATTATACCCCGGTTATTGCAAGAGCTATTGCTCAGCTTGATACTACTAAGTCAAGAGAGGTGTTAGCTGATTTTGCTAAGATTGTAAAGGTACCTCAAACAAGATTTTACAGCGCAATTGACCGCAATGACGGCACAACGGAAGGTCAGGAAAAAGGCGGATATAAGAAAGCTACAGCCGGTAAAAATCTTAATTTCGAGATTGTTCATCCTACTGCCGTTATTCAGGCTAATAAACTTGTTAAGCCTAAGATTATTACACCTGAAAACAACCAAAACAGCGATGCTTGGAAATATGGCTACCGTCTTGTTTCTTATGCAAAAGTGTACGAAAACAAGGCAGCAGGCGTGTATGCACATATTGCCGCAAAATAAAGGAGCGTGTAAGGTATGATAGATTTTGAATACTATGTTGAGAAATACAACGGTACAGTCATACCGGACGCATTAACCTTTAATACGTTAGTGACAGAAGCAACGGCAATAGTTGACAGATTTGTTGTTAATAATCAGGCTGAAGAACTTTTAGCTATAGATGTTGTTAATAACAAATACAGCAATGCCGTTTGCGCTGTTGCTGATGTTATATGTAAACAAAATGCCATTGACGGCAAAATATCAAGCGAAAGCGTCGGCAATCATTCTGTTTCTTATTTTCAGCAAAGTGAAAAAGAAAAGATGAATGAACGATATGCTAAAGCAAAGTTATATCTTGTCGATTCGGGATTGATGTATGGGGGAATGTGATATGTTTCCTCATTCGATTACAATTTATAAGCATAGCATAATTGACGGCGAAGACGTTTATTTTATGCAATGCGTAGACGGTTTTTATTGGCAAGAAAAAACAAATCTCAACAATAAAGACAAAGGTTCTGAGAATACAGGCGAAATAACTGTTATTTCATCATTACAAAATGCGCAAAGTTTTAATGATAAGTGGAACGTAGATATAGGCGACATAATAATCAAAGGAAAGGGCAACCATATTACAAGCCTCAAAGAACTTGACACTTACTACAAAGTTAATGCAGTAAGCTTCAATGTTTGCGGAAGCTTGGTCGATAATATCGTTGTAAATGCTAAGTAGGTATCGCTATGTTTACAATTGAACTTAATACCGTTAAAGCAAGCGACTTTATCGAAATGGCAGGGATAGGGCAAAGCAGAGCGGCACAACGCTTTTTCTGTAATGAGCTTATAAGACTTTCTACGCCTTATATTCCGTTTCAAAACGGTGTGCTTATGGCTTCGGCTTATGTTAGCTCAAGTGATGATGAAATCGTTTATAATACACCTTATGCACGTTATTTGTGGTATGGCAAATTAATGGTTGACCCTATAACGGACAAGGGTGCGTTTTTTAGTCCAAGCTACGGCTTTTGGAGCAGACCAAACACGCAAAAGGTGTTGACTGACAGAAACTTGAATTTTGAAGGTGCACCTATGCGTGGACCGTATTGGGCGTTTAGAGCATACGAAGCGAACAAATACGCTTTGGCTGTCAGCGTTCAGGAATATATTGAAAGGAAGTTGAAATAATGACGATAATTGAAAGTGTAAAAAAATTTATATTGCGGTGCCCTTATTTGGACGAACTGAAAAATGTAAATGTTGATTTTTTATCTGACAAGGTTAATGCATATTCAATTGAGGAGCTTCCGACCGATACGGTACGCAAAAAATATCTTGACGGCACAAAAGAATGTCAATTTGTCTTTGCGTTAATGGCAAGGTTTACATATAACGAAGAAATTAAAAACAATATTGAAAACAGCGGATTTTTTGAAGATTTCCAAAATTGGCTTGATGAATGTACCGAAAATGAATTATACCCGGATATGCCGGATGGTATGACGCCTTTTGAGATTAAGGCTCTTACTAACGGCTATTTAATGGGCGTCGGTAATAACAGCCGTGACGCTGTTTATCAAATTCAATGCAGACTTTTATATGATAAGGAGTAATTTATTATGGTAATTAAAACAAGCAAAATTGCTGCTTTTTTAAATATCGGTACTACCGAAAAGCCTGAATGGGCAAGAATTAAAAAGCAGGGCGAGTTAAAACTTAAATATGACGCTTCAACGAGCGAAGACAAATTTATTGATGAAGACGCACCGACTACTAATATTGATAGCTATGCTGTTGGATTTGACGGCGAGCTTACGTGTTATACCGACGATAAGGTGTTTTCCTATATTGACGGCTTAAGACGAAACAGAGCAACAGGCTCGGAAGCTGAAGCCGAGTGTATTGTTGTTTATATGTATGACGGTGATACCTCAAAAGGTTTTGCCGCAGAAAAAAATCGTTGTGTTATTCAAACAAGCGAATTTGGCGGCGAAGGTGGCGGCGGTAAGGTTAGCCTTAATTACTCTTGTAATTTTAATGGCGACCCTGAAATCGGAACTGCTACTATTGCAGGTGACAGCGGACTTACGTTTACAAAAGCGGCATAATACAAAATGTTAAGGGGGCAATACGCTCCCTTATTTTCATATGAAAGGATTGATTAACTATGGAAAAACTCAACCTCAAAAAAGAAGAAATATACGAAATCGAAGTGAATGACAAAGGCGAAACCATTGTGTTCCATACTGATGATATCGAACTCCCCTTTAAGTGGAATGATGCTTTCCTTGAGTGTCAAAATATACTCAAAAATTTAAAAAGGCAAATCAAGGTTATCGAAAAGAAAGAAAATAAGCCACATGGTCTTTTGACTACACAGGATGAAGAGGTACGGAAGTTATACAAAAAGACTTTTTCTCAAATGCGTACTATTATGGATAGCATTTTAGGCGCAGGCGGTTGTCAAAAGATTTTCGGCGATAACAATTATCTTTCAATGTTTAATGATTTATTTGACGCTTTACAGCCGCATTTTGAAAAAATGGGCTTGTCTATGGGCGCTTCGGTAGAAGCTATAGAAAAGAAATACGGCAACAGCGGCAGTGATGTACTCGAATGATTGCGTATCCCGAATATGTGAAAATCGGCAATGAAAAGGTAAAAATCAATAGCGATTTTAAAATTGCACTTCGTTGTATTGAGATATCAAGAGACATAACAATAGGTGAATATGAAAAGCAGCTCGCAATAGTATATTTGCTTTACGGAAATATTCCGCTAAATGATGATATAGGCTCTTATCTCGATATGGCATATAAATTCCTTACTTGTAACAAAAACAGCGAACCAATGCAAGAAGACGAATGCGAAAGGGATATGGACCTTTTGTATGATGAGAAATATATAAATGCTTCTTTTCTTTCTGAATATCAAATAGACCTCACAAAATCAAATATGCATTTTTGGCAGTATTGCGATTTGATTGAGGGGTTGGGAAGCGATTGTGTTTTAAATCGTATAAGGGACATAAGAACGTGTGATTTGTCGGAGTATTCATCAAGGTATCGTGAAAAAATGCAAAAGGCGAGGGATAGCGTTGCTTTGCCGACAATTCAAACAAGAGAAGAGAGGGAAAAAGAGGACGAGTTTGAAAATTGGTTAATCGCCGGGGGTGTTACATAATGGCTGACGGCTCAATTAAAATTAAGGTTAAATTTGACGACAGTAATGCGGAGCAGTCTGTTGAAAATTTAATAAAAACGACCGAGGACGCAGTCAATAATCTTAATAAGCAAACAAAAAGGCTTAAATTTGATTATGACACAAAGGGTGCAAAGGAAAAGGTTAAGCAGCTCAATCGTGAAATAGCCGAAGCAGAAAAAGGCATTGAGCAGGCGAAAAATGAATTTCAAAAGAGTATAGATTCTCAAATATCGGCTTTAGACAAGCAAATTGCAAAAAATAAGGAAGCATTGCAAAAACTTGAAAACGGCAAAGATTATCAAAAGTACGATAACGAAGTTGAACAAGCCGGTAAAATCTATGATGATTTGGTGAGAAATTCAAAAACTCAGGAAGAAATAAACAGCCATACTAAAACCTATGAAAATACGCTCAATAGAATTGATGAAAAATACAGCTCATTAAATCAAAAGGCAGAGGCATACAGGGCAACTATAAGTAGTCTTAACGCACAAAAGACTGCTGTTCAGTCCGCTCCGCAGCAGGCGCAGGCTTATAGCACATATCAAAGCAAAAAAGCAGGATATGAAGAAAAAATATCAAATGCTAAATTATCAATTGAAGATGTCGCCGCCCAAAGCAGTGCAGTGGGCAGTAAGGCTCAAAAGCTTACAAGTGCATTTAACTTCTTGAAAAAGGGAGCTAACGGTGCGAAGAACGCTACTAAAGGCATTGCAAGCGGTATAGGTGCAGCTCTTTCGGGTGCTAAAAAGCTTGTTGCTTCTGTTGGCACAGGGCTTATATCGGGTTTAAAAAACGGTATATCCCATTTTAAAAATATGGGCAAGGGTGCTGATTCGGTGGCTAAAAAGGTTAAGAAAATGGCGCTTGCATTGCTTGGTATGCGTGGCGTAATGGGCGGAATCAAGCAAATTGTCAGTAGTGCAATGAGCAATAATGAAGAATTGCAAAACTCGCTGACAGCGGCTAAAGGCGTTTTAGGCGAAGCAATAACACCTATAATCAGTGTGCTTGTAAAGGGCTTACAGACTGCCATTACACTTGCTGACAGGCTTTTTCAAATATTCACAGGCACTTCTCTTATAGCTTCGTATAATGCAAAGTTAGCACGAAAAGAGGCCGACGCTAAAGAAGATACGGCAAAAAGTGCCGAAAAGCAATTGGCAAGCTTTGATGTTGCAAATAAACTTCAGGACAATAATTCTTCAAGTTCAAACAGTAGTGATTCTTCGCAGCCTTTTAAAGCGACTTCTTTGAGCTCGGGCGTTACCAAAATGCTTGATGACCTTAAAAATGCCTTTTTAAACGGCGATTATGATGGAATGGGCGAGATACTCGCAAACGGCTTAAATTCAATCATTTCAAAAGCAAATAGTCTTGACTTGGATAAAATTCAAAACAAGGTAAAAGGATATGCGGAGGGCTTTGCTAAAGCAATTAATGGCTTTACCAAGGACTTTGATTGGAACGGCGCAGGTAATTTACTCGGTAACGGTTTAAATACAATAACCACTGCTGTTTCTTCTTTTGTTGATAAAACGAATTGGGACGGTATAGGCGCAGGCATATCCGAAAGTTTGAACGGTTTTGTTGATAAAATCGACGCCCAAAAGCTCGGCAAAACTTTAACCGCAAAGTTTAAAATACTTACAGATACGTTGTATGGATTTTTTAACGGTGACGGAAAAAGTAAAAAAGGCTTTAGTTTTGCAAATTTAGGACAAAAGCTCGGTAAAACAATTAATGCCGGATTGAGTAATATTGATATGAAAAAAATCGGCAGTAATATCACAAGTGCTATATCGGGTTTAGGTGATACTATTTATAACGCCGTTAAAACAATAAATTGGAATAATGGCAAGGATAGTGTTGTGCAAAAGATTGAGGATTTTATCAAAGGACTTGATTGGAAATCAACTTTTACCAACATTTTTAAAGCACTCGGTGCTATTTTCGGCGGTCTTGGCTCTGTTATTATTCAACTATTAAGAGACGCTTGGACTAATTTTTATAACAAATATTTTAAAAGCGAGCTTGACAAAGCTGGTGGCAATATAATGAAAGGTATTTTTAACGGTATCGTTAATTTCCTTAAAGATGTCGGCAATTGGATAGCAGATAATATATTTGTGCCTTTTATCGACGGCTTTAAAGACGCTTTTAATATTCACTCGCCGTCACAAGCTCCTGAGATATTGGAACTCGGCAAAAATATTATAGCTGGTGTTTTCAACGGTGTTGTGGAGTGGCTGAAAAATATAGGTACATGGCTTAAAGAAAATGTTTTTGATAAGATTGTTGACGCTTGGAACGGTATGAAAGAATTGACTGTTCAAATTGGCGCAAATATTAAAGACAGCTTTAATAAAGCCAAAGAAAAATGGGATAGCATACAAGACAAGTTCCCGGTGCTTACCGCCGAAGCAAAAGAAAAAGTGCAAAATGCTCTGAGCACTTTGAAAACGGCTTGGAATTCTATAGTTGACAGATTTCCTAAACTTACGGTACAAACCGTCAGAGATAAATTCAACAGTTTAAAAAAGACTTGGGACGCTTGGAAAGGTAAAACAGTTACGCTTACGGCTTCTCTTAAAGACAGTGTGACGTCAGGGCTTAAGAAAATCATAAAGAAGGCAGATGAATTATTTGCAAAAATTAAATCTGCCGGCATTAGCGTCAGCAAATTCTTTAATGGGGCTGATGAAGCAGACACTACACCGTTTTCGTCTATAGGCTCAACGTCAGGCGGAATTTCTTCATTAGGTACATGGTTTAAAAATTTATTTAATCATAAAAGGGCAGTCGGCGGTATTGTTAATAATCCCGGCAGAGGTGTACCTTTAACTGCCGGTGAAGCCGGCAGAGAGGCTATATTACCACTCGATAACAATACCGAGTGGATGGATATGCTGGCTATGAAACTCGCAAATATAGGCGGCAGCGGTGGGATTGTTCAGGTCGTTATTGACGGTAAGGTGGTTGCTCAAGCGGTAAATAAAGCAAACAGGCAAACCTCAACTATGACAGGGTGATTATATGACAATACAATTTTATATACAAAACAAAACAGGCAAAACCCTTAAAATTCATTCAAGGGAAGCTTTGAAAACCGTTACAAAAGACGTAGAAGTTTATAACAATTCTACGTCTTATTCATATTACCAAAAAGGTACAAAGCGGTACGTTACCAAATATGCCGAAAAAGAATATGTACCTATTATTTGGGTGCTTTCGGGCAGTTATGCCGTTCAAAGGGCAAAACTGTGGGGAAAGGACACGGGTAGGACTGCATTGTCAGGTAAATATACAGGTACTTTGATTGGTATATTTCCAAAAATAACAATAACAATTAAAGGAAGTAAGCTGTTGAGAGAGGACGCTCAAACGCTTACTTTTCTTTTAGACCAACAAACCGTAAACTGTAAGTATTATGAAGAACGTATTAATGGACTTAGGACGGCAGAGTTCTATTTTGATGACGCAAATATTACTTACGCAAAAAATAAACTTATCGGCGGCAATTATAACAATCGTTATAACGATTTTAATATTACCGCTGTTGCAACTTATAAATATTCGGGGGAATAAGTATGGATGAAAAATGGTATGGCTTTGCGGATGGATATAGCTTATTTTATGCGCCGTGGCGTAAGCTTGGGCGTGAGGTGCGAATCAATGCGCAAATGTCAGACGGTACAGTTTTTAATGAAGATAATGTTACATTTCTTGAAATAACAGACGACGGTAATTTCTTGGGTACCTATATGAAAAAAGTTGTGCTTAAGATTCAAGCTACCGACGAGACAGAAAAAACGCTTAAGAATTATGTCGATAATGCCGATTATATTAATATTGAATATGGTGTTTATAATGCTGATGAAGTCGAATATAAAAACTATAAGGGCGAAGATGACCCTATTCCTGCCGGTACTACCAGTATGGTAAGAATACCGACAATGTATATTAGTCATGACGAAACCGATACTGAATATGACGAGGTTACAAAAATTGCCACTTTCACTTGCTATGACGCTATGTATTTGCTTGCAAATATGCCTATGTCAAGCATTGACGTATACGTAGGTGGGTATCGTGTTCAAGATATATTGTCAAAAATAGAAGAAATAGTTGACGTCAACGACGATTTAAAAATGGCCCTAAAAAAGACATATACTATTGGTCAAATGAATGACGGCTCAAATTTAGGCTCTTCACAAATGACAGCACTTAAAAGTTTTTATGAAGGAAAATCAATAAGAGATTATCTTAATTATCTTTCAAATGTTCTTTATTGTGCTTTTTATATTGATACCTATAATCAAGAACTTGAAGAGAAAGAACCTGACTGTTTGTGTATGAAAGTGCCTTTTACGCACGTCGACAAAAATGATGATATTACAATTGATGATATTATGAACATTTCACTTGGCAAAGAAAAAGAAGTTATAACCGGATTGGCATATAATGTTAAGAATGAGCAGAAAATAGAAGGCAATAATAGTGGAAATGTTGTTTATAAGTACACCAACTTTGATGGCACAAAAGCCGATTGGATAAATGCTTTTGTTGACAGACATTCTGATGAACGCAAAAAGTTACTAACTGTTTTACAGGATTTAGGTCAACTCAAAAATTTTGATATAACAACTTACGGTACGCCATGGATTGAGCCGCTGACTTGTGTTGAATACACAGATATGAAGGGAAATAAATCGAATTTACTTGTAAATTCAAGTGTTTTAACTATCTCAAACGGCATTACGCAACGCTTTTATAATCGAAGTGTAGATGCACTGTTTGAAAATCCGAGTGAAAAAAGCGAAGATATTGAAAATCTTAATACTTCTAATATTACGATAAACAAATCTCTAAATCCTGTTGATGATAAGGTATGCGATATCGGAACGAGTGAACAAAGATTTGATACAGTATACTGTGTTGAAACTAATACAACCTCAGATTTAAAAAACAAAGAAAATATACAAGGTCTTATTGATAATGATAAGCTTATTGACTTTTTTAAATCAATGAAGCCGTGTTCGTTTACAATGAAAGACGGCGACACGGGCAGAACGCACATGGGCTTTATTGCTCAGTGGTGTGCCGAAGCAGCTAAAAAAACAATGGGCGATTTGTCATTTTTTGAGGCTTCATATATTAATAAAAAAGGCGAGTGCGAATACTATCGTGATAACGTTGATGATTCAAAACTTTCTTGGGGGTTAAAGCTAAATCAACTTATTGCTCCTCTTTGGGCAGTAGTACAAATACAACTTGATAAAATTGAAGGTTTAGAAAAACAAATTGAGGAGCTTAAGAATGGAAATTAATTTGAATGTCACAGCGCAAGAGGTTATATCAGATAAAAAGTTTGTTGCAGCAGGAAACTACAAGCAAATAAAACTCAGACTTAATTTGTCTGCCGATTTTGACGATTTGGTTGTTAGGGTAACGCTTAATAATAAAAGTGTTACAGCTATCAATGGCGAGTGCTATTTACCGCCGCTTAAAACAGGACGCTACATTTTAGGAGTGTATGGTTTTGCAATAGTGAATAATGAACTTATAAAAAGAGTGTCACCTGCACCAACTTATTTGGTGGTTACATACGGCTCTTGTAATAATGATGACGACTCACCAAACGAATTGGAAGAATTTTATCAAAAAATTATTGACCTTGTGAAAAACGGCACACCGGGTGCAAAAGGTGATACAGGTCCGCAGGGTGAACAAGGTCCAAAAGGTGATACAGGACCGCAAGGTGAACAAGGTCCAAAAGGTGATACAGGTCCGCAGGGCGAACAAGGACCAAAAGGCGACACAGGAATACAAGGACCGCAAGGCGTTCCCGGTCCGAAAGGAGAAAAGGGAGAACAAGGCTCATCCGAAAAGTGGGAGTTGGCAGTAGATACTACGGTGCAAGAGGAAGTAAACAAAATCAAATATGAAATAAAAAACACAGTTGAAGTGCATATAGAAATTGCCAACGATAATTTTATACAGATAAACCATTCTACAAGTGGTTTTCTACGCTCAATACTTTGGGGCGCAAATAACATATATGTTGAAAAATTGGCGTCATCACACGTTCTTGCTGTTATTCACGCACAGAAAATGAACGAAGATGTAATTGTGAACTACAGTTATGTGGGAGCAAAGAGCAGCCAAAAAGTAATTAGAGGCGGAGCGTTGCAGGCTTTTCAAGCGGTTGATGATACAATCGGGATTTATTTTGATGTTGACACTTCGGTATTTAATCCCGGAACGAGAATACGCATATGGGCGAAAAGGAGAGTGGCAGCAAATGAGTAGAGCATTAATTAATGGTGAATATCTTGATGTCGAAGATGAAATCTTTACACCTGACCCACAGGCTGAAATTCAAGCACTAAAGCAGGAACTTGCAAGCTATGATTACATAGGCGTGAAAATTGCTATGGGAGTTGCAACTGTAGAAGAATATCAAGAGCAGATAGCCTACACGGAAAAACTCCGTGCAAAAATCAGAGAGTTGGAGGGCACAGAGCCTTTGCTCTCTGCCGATAATTGGCGAGAAGTTACGCCTGAGGCAAAGGCAGAAATCGAAAAACAACGGCAAGCCGAGGTGATGATATGACAGATGATACAATAGCAGTAGCACTTGTAAGCTTAATAGGAACGCTTATCGGTACATTCGGCGGAATTATTACCGCTTCAAAGCTTACAAATTATCGAATTGAACAGCTTGAAAGAAAAGTGGATAAGCATAATAATTTCGCCGAGAGAATTCCGCTTATTCAAAACGATATTAAGGTTGCAAATCACAGGATAGACGACCTTGAAGAATTATGTAAAGAACATTTTATTACAAAGTAAAGGAGTAAAAAATTATGAAAAATTACACATTAACTAAAGAAGCACTCATCAGAGTTGCAAAAACATTCATTCAGGCACTTATCGCTTTTCTTGTAGTCGCTTTGCCGACGGTCGATTTTTCACAGGATAAGTCCGCACTTAAGGCGGCACTTCTCGGCGTTCTTGCCTCGGCGGTAGCAGCAGGCTTGTCCGCTGTTATGAACATTGAGCAGAAAGGCGGCTCAAACGGTATGAAGTTTTCTGCTTGGGTTAAAAAATTCCTCGGCAAGAAAACAAACTATGACGGTGTTTACGGTGTGCAGTGCGTGGATTTAATTGACTGCTATATCCACGAATGCCTTGGACTTGATAAAGGCTTTTGGGGCAATGCAAAATATTGGTGGACTAATCGTAAATCATCTGCGTGGCTCAAAAAGAATTTTGTTTTTATTACACCTACATACAAAAACGGCGAACTCAAAAAGGGTGATATCGGAATCAGAACATCAGGTACATACGGCCATATTTTTGTTATTGCCGAGCCTACTAAGAACGGCAAGGTTAAGTATTACGACCAAAATGCAACCGGGAACGGCGATAAAATGACACTCAGAGAGAAAACTTATAATTCATCAACAGTAAACGGTATTCTCCGACCAAAAAATCAAAAAAATCTTAAAGAAACTAAGGTTTACAAGACGGTCAAGGCAAACGGTGGCTTGAATGCTTATAAGGCACTCTCCGACAAAGAAGCTCACACGCTTATTCCTAACAATACAAAAGTTGAACTTGTAAGCACTTCCGCCGGCACTAAGAAAATTAAAGGCAAAAAACATACAATGGCTAAAGTCAAATACGGAAGCGCTACATATTATGTTGCTAAGAGTTATTTGAAGTGAGGTGAATTAAATGCCCGAGAAGAAAACGGAAACAGCTAAAAGCTATATTTTGGAAGTCCCAACTTACATACGAAGAGAATCAGACTTAAAGGCTGAAAAAGTCAAATTGTCCGAAGCTTCATTTTTTGCGAAAAATAATTCTTATTCGGAATTATTTGCAATCTTGAAACCAGGTACAAAAATAGTACCGCTTGAAGAAAAGAAAATAGGCGACAACAACTGGGTTAGAATAACAGACGGTTGGTTGCTTTACAGATAA